CGAACAAGTTGGCTGGAGCTCTCGGCGCTTCGTTCAATGTCCCTGGCCTCAGCGTCAAGGAAGTAGGTTCTCTCTCGGTGCGCAGGAAGAAGAAGTAGGTGGTGGATATGGTGTATACTGAGGGCATCAGGAGTTGTCGCTCCCGACTCACGTCACCGAGAATGGAGGTTCTCAGGATGCCCTCTCGTATAACTCTACCACCAGGACTCTGCATCTGCCGCGATCTCAACTGCAAAATTCCCTATGGCGAGTGTCACTGCGGGTGCGGGGGAAGTGCGCCTATCGCTAAAAACTCGAACAAGGAGAAGGGATGGACAAAAGGGCTTCCCAAGAGATACATCCACGGTCATACTGGAGGATATAAGCAATGGGTTTATTTACCCAAAAACCTATGTATTTGCCGTAACGTGGAGTGCGAGATTCCTCGAGGATTCTGCCATTGTGGGTGTGGTAATAAAACGTCAATCGCCAAAGATAGCTATCAGGTCTCTGGATTAGTAAAAGGTGAACCGCGTCAATTCATTCACGGTCACAATAACCAGTCGAATTTACATGATCGGTATTGGAATATGGTAGACAAAGACGGTCCATTGCTGCGCGTTGAACTTGGAAGATGTTGGAAGTGGAAGGGCCACGTAGGGAAGAATGGGTATGGGTCAATTGGTGTGCAGAAAGGACATGAAGAGGTGATGCCGGTGTTCACATCTCATCGAGCCTCTTGGATAGTCCACTTTGGGGATATTCCTGACGGGTTATTTGTTCTTCATAAGTGCGATAACCGAGAGTGTTCAAACCCGGAACACTTGTTCTTAGGAACGCAGAAGGATAATATGCGGGATGCGGCAAGCAAGGGAAGGATACCAGAGAGAGGGAAATTTAATTCAGAGCAAGTTCTTGAGATACGAAAAGAAATGAAGGGCGGAAAGAAAAACTGGACAGAGGTTGGAAGAAAATATGGGGTACGTCCAAAAACCATCAAGGCTCTCGTGAGAAAGGTGACGTATGGAAGCGTTTAAGGGAAATGTGGTAAGTTTCTCATCAGAAAAAGGCTATGGGTTTATCGATATAGGCCCAGGTCGTCCTCAGCTATTCGTTCACTACACAGGAATAGAAGGGGATGGTTATCGCAAGCTCGACAAAGGAGATATTGTTGAGGGAGCAATTGAGGATGGTCCAAAGGGGCGGCCAGTCGCCGTCAGAGTCGTCATAACCGGAAAGGCGGAGGTGTAACATGGCAGAGCAGGTTCTCAATCTCAAGCAGTCCAAGAACATCCATTCGGCAGCTTACGACGCGGATTCACAGAAGCTGACCGTTCGCTTTCACCACGGCGGAACCTACGTCTACGATGGCGTGGGCGCAGACAAAGCCCAGGCATTCGCCGACGCCGATAGCCACGGGGAATTCCTTCATTCCGACATCAAAGGCCAGCATACTATCACGAAGGTCGGATGAAGTTCTACTTCATCTTCGAGCCTTGCGATTTGTGGGTGGGGGTGTACATCGACCGCGTGAAGCGCCGGGTGTACATCCTACCTGTTCCCTGCTTTGGGATTGTGATTCAACTGGAAGGGTAAGTAGTGGCTGACCTGCAAGAGTTCCGGCTTCCCGACAAAGCGCCTGATCCGCCGGCAGAGCGAGGCCGCGCCATGCCCGCCTTGGCGTTCGACCAAGGGTTGCCGGCGAATGTGGATGCTGAAAAGACGATCCTCGGGGCGATTCTTTTAGACCAGAACGCATTCAACGAGGCCGCCGAGAAGCTCTCCGAGGATGATTTCAGCCTCGACAGTCATCGCCGCATATTCCTGCGCATAAGTGAACTGATCGACGCGAACCAAGCGGTCGACATTGTGACGCTCTCCGCGGAGCTCGACCGTTATAAGGAACGGGACACTATCGGCGGAGTGGCTTTTTTGGCTGGTTTGACGGAGGGGCTTCCCCGGCGCCCGGTGATCGGCGAGTATATCCGCATAGTCAAGGATAAAGCCCAACTCCGCCGGATGATGCTGATCTTCTCCGCGGGCATTGCGCGCGCGGCTGACCAGAGCGAGACGGCGCTGGAGATACTCGAAGCGGCCGAGTCGCAATTGCTAGAGATCGCGCAAAGTGCAATCTGCGAAAGGCCAAGGACAGTAGCAGAGTCTGTTGAGGTCGCGGGTGGAGTCGATTCCTACATGGCTCCAATTATCAACCCTGTCGAAAAAACGGGGCTGATGACCGGATTCCTAGATTACGATAACGCTACTGGCGGGTTGCAGAAATCAGAACTTACTGTGATAGCCGCACGACCTTCAATCGGGAAGACTGGGCTTCTGGCTAATATCCTACAGAATGTATGCCTTGGGACCGATAACGTCGCCTTGTTTTTCAGTTTAGAGATGAGCCGATCTGCTATCGAGAGAAGGTTGCTGTCAGCTATTGCACGAGTCGATGTCAAGCGAGCGATGAGTGGATGGTATCTCAGCAAACTCGAAAGGGAAAAACTGCACAACGCCCTCAATGCGCTCGTGGAATCTCATCTTATCATCGATGATTCATCCACTCTAACACCAACTCAGATGCGGGCAAAAGCGCGCAGGGTGAAACAAAAATACGGGAGACTTGACTTGATCGCCGTGGACTATGCGCAATTGTTAGACCCAGGGCGCAAGGTATCCAACGAGCAAGAAGGTGTGTCTATCGTATCGAAATCACTGAAGGCGTGTGCAAAAGAACTGGAAACGAGTGTCGTTGCCCTAGCTCAATTGAATCGGAACAATGAGGGCCGTCAAGACAAGCGCCCGATCCTGTCTGATTTGAGATCAAGTGGACAACTTGAGCAAGATGCCGACGTTGTTACGGCGATTCATCGGGACGCCTACTATCGTCCTGACGATGAGGACGTGAAGGGGTTGGCGGAACTGCTGATTCTTAAACAGAGGAATGGGAGTACCGGCGTCATCAAATTGGCATTTCAAGCGGAAATTGTTCGGTTCGACAATCTGGCGAGGGGTGTATAATGAAGGGTGACGGGCGCTGTAAACGCCCGGCTCACGCCACACCGTCTCAGGAGGACGATATGCCACCCCATTTACCAAGTTTACCACCAGGACTCTGCATCTGCCGTGATCTCAACTGCAAAATTCCGTTTGGGGAGTGCCATTGCGGATGCGGCGAGAAAACAACTATCGCAAAATATCATTTCCCACACAACGGTTACTTCAAGGGTATGCCGGCGCGATATATCAAAGGCCATCAAGGGCGTATTCGGCCCGTGATTGAAGAAGCGCAACCGTTCAAGATAGATGGCGTCTATTGTCGGTTAATTCCCTTATCACAGACACTCTTTGCGATTGTATGGGAGTCTGATTATCTATGGCTAATGCAGTGGAAGTGGTATGCGAGGAAGGCTAGGATAGGGAAGCCAGGGTACTATGCTTTTAGGAACATCTGGGATTCAGACGGAAATGGAAAACATGCCGTGCCGTCGATGCACAGCGAAATTGCAGATAGATATGGGCTACCGGCCCTCGATCACGCAGATGGATGCGGATTAAACAATACACAAGGCAATTTAAGACCATGCAACGCTTCACAGAACGGGGCTAATCGTGGTAAAACCTGCAACAACAAGACAGGATTTAAGGGTGTTCGTACAAACAAAAACAGTGTCGGGTATAGGTCAAGATTGGCGTACATGGGGCGCGAATATTTCCTCGGCTCCTACGAGAAATCTGAAACAGCCGCCCGCGCCTATGATCGCAAAGCCCTGGAACTCTTTGGCGACTTTGCTCGCCTTAACTTCCCCAATGAACGTGATCAACGACTGGCCGAGATCGAATTGGCCAAGAAAGAGGCAGCATAGTGGACACAATCGCAGCAGCAGTGCGCAAGGTCATTGCCGAAGTCGTGGCATTTGACATTGCAAGCGTCATGGATGATAATACCCTTGTAGACGATCTTGAGCTAGACTCGATCGAACTGATCGAACTCGCCCAGGATCTCGAAGAAGAGTTTGACATTGAAATCCCCGACAGCGCGATCACCGCGGCGATGACGGTTGGACAGGTTGTGGACGCGGTGAAGAATTTGAAAGGAGTTA